AGCTTTTGTTTATAGAGGATTCTTAGACGCATCTCAGGCATTAATATCAGATCCATTTTTATTATTTGATGGAAGAATAGAAAACTTTAACATTACAGAAACAGATAATAGTTCTGAAGTGTCAATTTCTATTGCTTCGCATTGGGCAGATTTTGATAAAATTGCTGGAAGAAAAACAAATACTAATTCACAAAAACTATTCTTTTCAACTGATAAAGGTTTTGATTATGCTTCTAAATCAGTTAAAGAAATTAAATGGGGAAGGGCATGAATGATTTTTACCGAATTATTTCGGTATATAGACATTTTGAACAATATAACAAATACACTTATGGACAAATCGCTAATCATATTCTGCCTTCTTATAATCTTGGACAATATCAACTTCATAAAGATAAAGGCGAAATTATTGGCTATACAAATTGGGCATTACTTAACGACATAGTAGAACATAGATTTATGAAAACTGGAATATTAAAACCTAATGAATGGAATTGTGGAAACAATCTTTGGCATATTGAAACATTAGCTAAAAGAAATTTAAAAGAGATTATGGCTTGGACTAAAGATCATTTTACAAACTTATATGGATATGAAAAACCAATTAAATGGATAAGAGTTAAAGATGACAAGATTGTCAAACATCAAGTAAGATATACAAAACCAAGTTGGAATTTAGGTGGTAGATTAAATGGGTAGTATATTTAAAACAGTCAGTAAAGTATTCAGTACAGTTACTTCAATAGTATCTTCAGCTATTTCTTGGTTACAACCTAGCAAACCAAAAGCACCATCTTTTAATTCTAACTTTGAATCTGCACAAGGAGTTTTAGTTAATAAAGATTCTAACGATGCAAATATTCCAGTTATTTATGGAAAGAGACAAGTAGGTATTACTAGAGTATTTGTTGAAAGTTCAGGCACTAACAATAACTATCTTTATGTTGCAGGAGTTCTTTGCGAAGGTGGAGATAATGGAATTGAATCTATTGACGAGATTTATATTGATGACAAATTAGTTACTTGGTCAGGTTCATTAACAGATGGAACAGTAAGAACAGTTAATAGTTCAGATACTAATTTTTATAAAGATGGAAGTTTAATATCAGTACAATGTTTTTATGGTTTAGATAATCAAACTTATTCTTCAATATTAGATGAAAGTACAAATTGGGATTCAAATTATAAACTATCAGGTATTGCTTATGTTGCTTTTAAATTTACTTGGAATCAAGATGCTTTTAATGGATTGCCAGATATTAAAGTTACTTTAAAAGGTAAAAAAATTTATGATCCAAGATTAGATTCAACTAAAGGTGGTTCTGGTTCACATAGAGAATCTACACCTACTACTTGGGCTTATTCAAATAATTCTGCATTAATACTTTTAGATTATTTAAGAAATTCTAGATATGGTAAGGGACTTCCAACTTCTGCTTTTGAAACTAATTACGATTCATTTAAAACTTCTGCAAATACTTGTGATACTCAAGTAACTCCTTATACAAGTGGTGCTTCTATAAGTTTATTAACTACTAATGCTGTTCTAGATACATCACAAAAGGTTATAGATAATGTAAAAGAATTACTAACTCCAATGAAAGCAATATTTACCTATACTCAGGGTAAGTATAAATTGATTATTGAAGATTCTGGTTCAACAATATTAAGTTTAAACAAAGATAATATTATTGGTGGTATTAAAATTCTTGGAGAAAAAAAGAATACTAAATACAATAGAGTAGTTGGTACATTTACCAATCCAGATAAAAACTGGCAAAATGATACAGTATCTTTTCCACCTTATGATGATTCTACTTTACCAGTAGAAGATAGACACGCAACAATGTTAGCTGATGACAATTCAGTTTTATTAGAAGGAAGATTTGATTTTAAAAGTGTAACAAACCCTTACCAAGCTGAAGAACTTTGTGAGATTATTTTAAGACGATCTAGAAATGCTTTAGGAATTGAAGTTAGATGTACTTCAGAAGCACTTAATGTCACTATTGGAGATATAGTAGATTTAACTTATGTAACTGGTGGCTTTAGTGCAAAACCATTTAGAGTTATGGGATTGTCTATAAATTCAGACTCAACAGTTTCATTACAATTAATTGAACATCAAGATAATTTCTATACTTGGAGTTCTAAAGCACAAGCACCTACAATAGCTGATACTACCTTACCAAATCCAAATAATGTTTCTGCACCAGCTTCAGTTACTTTAGACGATCAATTAATTGAATACTCAGATGGAGTTGTTATTACTGCTTTAGATGTAACTATTGGTGCTTCTCCTGATAGCTTTGTGGACTACTACCAAGTTGAATACAAATTAAGTACAGAAACAGATTATATTATTGCTGGACAAGGAAAAGGATTAACTCAAAGAATATTAAACGTAATAGATGGAGAAACTTATAATGTTAGAGTAAAAGCATTTAACACACTAGGAGTATCATCAACATATACTTCTGCGTCAAGATTAATTGTTGGTGGAACAGCACCACCAGCAGATGTAACAAACTTTGCTTGTAATATAATTGGTGGAGATGCACATTTATCTTGGACACAAATTGGAGATTTAGATTTAGCATATTACACAATTAGATATTCAACATTAACTACTGGTGCTGAGTGGGCTAACTCAGTTTCTTTAGTTGAGAAAGTTGCAAGACCAGCAACATCAGTAACAGTTCCAGCTAGAGTTGGTTCATATTTAATTAAAGCAGTAGATAAAAATGGAAACTATTCAGTTAATGAATCTATTATTGCAACTACAGTTACAACAGTTGGAAATTACAATGCAATCGCAACATCAACACAATCACCTACATTTTCAGGAACTAAAACTAATGTATATGTAGATGAGAATGGATATTTAAGATTAGACTCATCAGAACTATTTGATTCAGCAATAGGATTATTTGATTCTGCAACAGCAACATTTTTTGAAGAAGGAGTTACAACTTATGACTTATATTCTACTGGAAGTTATTTATTCACATCACCAATAGATTTAGGTGCAACATACACATCAAGAGTTACTGCAAATATTACACAAGGTTCTGACAACATAGATAATTTGTTTGATAGTGAAACAGTATTGTTTGATGATGCACCATCTAACTTTGATGGAGATACACCAGCTAACTGTACTGCATTTCTACAAATAGCCACATCTGCTGACAATATAACTTATACAGCATTTAGAAACTTTGTTATTGGAGATTACTCAGGAAGATATTTAAAATTCAAACTTGTATTAACTTCTGATGATCTAGCTTCTACACCAGTTATAAAAGCATTAAGTGTTACTGTTGATATGCCAGATAGAATATTTAGTGGAAATGATATTGTTTCTGGTACAGGAACTTATGCAGTAACATTCTCTTTACCTTTTTATTCTTCAAGTTATGCAGTAGGAATAACAGCACAAGGATTAAACACAGGAGATTACTTTACAATTTCAAGTAAAACTGTTAATGGTTTCAATGTAGCATTTAAAAACAGTAGTGGTACAGGAGTTAGTAAGACTTTTGACTATTTAGCTAAAGGATATTAGATAGAATTATATGAAAGCAGTTATTGGATTTGATGGTCAATATTCAGTTACAAGAGATGGAAAAATTTACTCTCACAAAAGAAATAGATTTTTAAAACCTACAAATTTAAAAGGTTATCAAAGAGTAAAATTAAGAGATTCTAATAATAATCAAAAAAGATCAGAACAATTAGTTCATAGATTAGTTGCAAAAGCATATATTCCTAACCCAAACAATAAACTAGAAATTAACCATAAAAACAGTATAAGAGATGATAATAGAGTTGAAAATTTAGAATGGTCAACAAGATCAGAAAATAATCAACACGCATGGACTTATGGAAATAAAGTCTATGTTAAACCAAAATTTAAAGAATTAAATAGATGAGTCAGCACGATTATAATATAGCAAATCAATCATTCCCTTCTTTTAGAAGTGATCTTAATAACGCACTATCAGCAATTCAAACAACTAATTCAGGAACATCATTACCAACTGGTGCTGTAGCTGGACAAATCTGGTTAGATACAACTAATGCAACAAATCCTACTTTAAAATTTTATGATGGTG